GCTGACGCTCCGTTTGTGGTTTACACGGTGGTGGACACTACACCAAGCGACACCAAGACCAGCACATCAAAGGTTGACACCGCGCGCGTTGAGCTGTTCTGCGTAGGCGACAACTACGAGACTATCATGGATCTCGGTATTGCGGTGCGCGGTGCGCTCGATAGGCAGAGCGGGACCATCAGCGGCGTACAGGTCCAGTCGGTGAACTTTGACACGTCTGACATTCAGTTCGACCCTGATCAACGTGTCTACGTTTTAGAGCATACCTACAACGTGCGCATACAGCGCACCGGTACGGCCAACGTGCTGACGACATTCCCAGGTAACACGTGGACCATTGAGGAGATTGACGGCACACCGACGGGCGCGGTCAATAAGGTTTTGGTGTCTAATGGTTCTCTGACCATAGACGGAAACACCGCCACGCTGAATACAGGCGGCGGTGTAACCAGCGTCAATGCGTTGACGGGTATCGTTGAGCTGTACGGAACGAACCTCAACGTTCAAAGCGGAAACCCTCAAACAATTTACGGCAAGTTCACCAGCATCGATGGCGACTTGACCAACATCCTTGACATCCTCAAAGGTTCAGCAGGGAACGAGCTGGGTATCTTCAGCGACGTCGACGACAACACCAAGCCCTCTCTGAACGTAGGCACTACCAACGCCATCCTCCGTGGCGGTACGGGTACGCTGATTAAGGCAGAGCAGACCAGCCCAGGCACGTTGACCTTTGCCGTCGCCGCGGGCGCAAGCGATACCGAGACGACAGCCATGATTATTAGCGGACAGGCTAATGGCAACGTCATCATCAGCTTTGTATATGAAGCGCGCTTCACGTCAGACGTAAACTTTACGGGTGCAAGTAGCACGGTCAGCTTTAGCGGGTCCACGTCAGGCATTGAGTACAGCGACTTGACGGGACTGCCAACCATCCCGAGCGTACTCAGCGACCTCAGCAACGTAGCCAGCACCACACCGACCGACGGGCAAGCGCTAGTCTTTGACACCACCAACGGCTGGCAACCTGAGGACATCAGCGCGGGCGGCGTAAACTATCACGATCGCTACGCAACGGAGGCAGAGACGCAACGCGCAGGAGCTACGGCCAACGTTGAGCTGTACTACACCGCGCGGCCTGACGGCGACGGATTGGCGGAGAGCGCCACCAGTGACAGCGGAGTCACCGACACCATCAACCGCACCCTGTTCTACGCCACCAAGTTTGACGCGGACCCAGACACCGCGGGCGACTGGACAGAGTACACCACGCAACCAGCAGACAACGCCACCTTCGCCACAGCTAAGGCCGCCATACTTGCGGGCCTAAGCGAGACCGACGCCACAGCGGAGACGCGCGGCACGTTGCCGCTGTCGCTGAAGATGGTGAGGACGACGACGGCACCAGCTGGTGACTTGCTACTGGACACCTACCCAGGCGCGGCGGCGGCGTACTCAGTGCGCAAGCTGGACAAGGATTACACTGGTAGTTGCATGCGCATCCGCGAGGACAGCGGCGACACAGAAACTGACATTGGGTTTGATGGTAATGGTGACGTGGATACTTCCGCCATAGCGTCGCACGCAGGTTCGGCAAATGCTTACGTGGTCACGTGGTACGACCAAAGCGGCAACAGCAACAACGCCACGCAAAGCACGCAGGGAAGCCAGCCACAGATTTACGACGGCACTGCGGTGATTACCGAGAACGGGAAGCCTGCGGTTGAGTTTGACACTTCAGGACAGAAATTAGAATACAGCGCAACAACAGCACAAAGCTTTTTCTCCGTATTAAATCGCACAGGTTCATCAGCAGGCGTGTCTCCATACATTGGAAGCACTGTAAACAATGATTTCTTTGGTTTGGGTAACCTCGTTCACCGCTATCGTCAAAACAACACAAACTATGCTCTTGCCACTGGTTCTGTGACTGGACAAACGTTGGTTGACTTTGTCGGTTCAGGCACAAGCGTTTCAGCGTTTCAAGATGGCTCAACATTAGGCACAGCTTCTGCCGGTGCTTTGTCTAACATGACAACAATATTTGCAAGATCCTTTGATACACAATTTGGGACTTGTCAAGAGTTTGTCTTCTGGAATGCTGACCAATCCAGCAACCGCACAGGCATCGAGTCTGACATCAACACCTACTTCAGTATCTACTAATGGCTACCGTATACCTACCCGTTCAACCACGCTTGAACTTGACCAGCGAGCAACGCGCTGACGGCATCAGTACGGAGCTTTACAATCTGAAGCTGCCGAAGGTGTTGCAACCACCAGGCCACGTGACCACCAAGCTACTGGCCACCATCCAACACCCAACTACTGGACAGTGGGCGGTGGTCGGTGACGATACCCTGACGATCCCGGTACACCCACAGCGGGACGTCACTGCGCTTGTGGCATTGTTCCCACAGCTGGAAGTTGACGAGCGTGCGGCCATGACCTACTACATCGCAACCAATGACGTTGTGGCGTTTCAGTATCTCATGCCCGCGGCCTCAGAAGTATTGACGCAGGAGGAAGCGGAAGCGGCAGGATGGTTCAGCGATAGTCCTTAATTTCATTCTATGGATTTCATCATGGAATACTGGGCTGAGTTGCTGTTAGCAGCTATGGCCTTCGCTAAGGTCGTCGTGAACTTGACGCCTAGCATTAAGGATGACAGAGTGTTCGCCTACATGGACCTGTTGTTCAACGCTATCATCGCCAACAACACAAAAGAAAAGAAGTAATGGCTATCCTCAATGGAACTGTGTTCCTGCTCAAAGTAGCAGGGACAGCACTGCCCGACCAGACAGAAGGAAGCATTTCCATTAGCATGGAGACGCGCGACATCACCACTAAAGACAGCACCGGATACCGTGAGCTGTTGGGCGGTCTCAAATCAGGCAGCATCAGCGTGTCCGGATTGGTCGACGAAGACGGCGCAGGTGGCGCAGGTGGAACACTGTTCACCACACTTGACGCACGCACGGCTGTCGCTTTGGTGTTTGGTTTTGACGACGCTTCTGACGACTACAACTACACTTGCAATGGCCTTTGCACAAGCCTTGAGGTGAGCGGTAGCACAGAAGACAACGTGACATACAGCGCTACGTTCGAGATTACCGGAGCCATCACGCAAGTCGTCGCCTAATGAAGATTGAGCTTAGCGGCAAAGAGTTTCATTTGCGTTGTGACATGCGCGCCCTGGCTAACGCCAAGCGCGAATCAAAGATTGACATCAGCAACCTCGGTGACGACGTTGTGGATGTCGGTACGTTTGTGTACTACATGGCACAGAGTGGAGCGAAACACGCAGAGGCAGCGTTCAAGTACAAGCTGGACGACTTCCTTGGTCTGATCGAGATGACCGACCTCGAATCTTTGGGTAACGCCATCAGTGAATTGATGGGCGCAGGCACGGAAAAAAAAAGGTGAAGCGGAACCGCTAACCTTTGAGGATTGCTTACAGATAGGGTTGGGCCGATTGCGGTTCAGCCCTTCTGTGTTTTATGACATGACGTTCATTGACTTCTGCGCGGCGGCACAAGGCAACGCCAAGCATGATGAACAATTACAACAACAGGAGTGGGAGCGCACCAGGTGGCTGGCTACTGTAATGATGCAACCGCATTCCAAGAAGGGTCAGAGTATCAAGCCGCGTGACCTTGTTATCTTTCCGTGGGAGAAGCGAGAGAAGAAGAAGAAGCGCAGCAACAAACTTCTGGCCGACACAATCAAGCAACTAGCAAATGGCACTACTTAAGGATCTAAAAGTTACCATTGGCCTGAGTAAGAAGGGCCTGTCGAAACTGAACGCGGACCTTCGCCGCACCAAAGGGAACTTTAAAAGGAACTTTGGAGAGATTGCGAGCATGGCCAAGAACGCCGCGGCTGCCATTGGCGTCACGTTGGTTGCTGGCGTCGCCGCTCTAATCAAGAAGGGCGCGGAGATGGAGACGCTTCGCACGGGCTTCATCAGTATTGCCGGAGGTGCAAACAAAGCGGCTGCCATTGTCAAGGAGCTGAACGAGTTTACAGCCAAGACACCCTTTCAACTTCAGGAAGTCAGCAGTGCGGCCAGGCAATTGTTAGCAGTCGGCACTGAGCGCAGCGAGTTGCAGAAGGAGCTGAAGATGCT